TCGTTAACGGTTCAAGTCCTTTAACAAACGCGCTCGCATTTCCTAACACGCTCAACCCTTCATTGACTAATAGCATTACAACAACCGTTTCACGGAGCGGCAAGGCAATGCCCGCCCCGCTTTGAATGAAATTAACCGTTATAACTACAATCAATGAAACAATCTTGTTGACCATGCCCCAGAGACCGACAACCGGCGAAAACTTTCCTTTTTTAAGAGCCTTCAAAACTCCTGTTATCCAGTCCGCCGACATTACAACTAATAATGCTATTAGTAGAGAGTCGAAACCTCCTAGCAAGAACGCCGCGCAACCTCCTAAAAAACTAACTATTCCGTTTACTGTTTCATGTTTCATGTGTTTTATCCCCCTTTGTATTTGTTTATATTGCTGTCCAGTTTATGTTCATTGTGTTAGTGGTTTGAAAGTTTCCGCCGTCGTTGGTTGTTGCAACAATCGTGAACCCGGAGGCGGTGACGTTTGAGGCGCTAATAATTACCGCGTTTCCGCCTTGCACAATACCAGTAGCGGAGGTTATGTTGATTGTTGGTTTATATAATGCGGGGAATACTGTGTCAAACGTTACAACCTTTGAAATTATGTTCTGTGTAGTTGATAGAACAACGGTGTCTGTTCCGCGTTTTTCACTGTATATAAGATTGTTTGTTTGTGTAACAACTCCTAGTATTCCGTTGTCTGTCATACCTTTACAATCTACAGTGTCAAAGTTTCTAAGTCCGGAAACGTCGCCTATTTGAATTAATGCCGTTGAACTGTCTGAAACTGTTAAGTGTGCATTTGACAAGTCAACATTTCTAAAACCGTTAACGTTTTGAACCGTGTTTCTAGTTCTAATAACAACCGCTTTCACCGCATTAGGGGCGTTTACAATTATGCCGCTTAGATTGAACGTTCCGTTTTCCATGTCTTCCATGTCGGAAGTTGAACCGCCTCCGAAATCTATAACGCCTCTGCCGCCGGATAATGCGTTCGGGTCTAAATCTGTTTCCATAATAGAGCCAGACAAGTCCATATCAAATTTTACTATGTCGTAAAATCTTACACATATTCCAACTGTTGAGCCTGTTATAAATGCGTCAATTTTATGCGTCCTTCCTCCTATGCCTATTCCGCCTAGCGCTGAACCTTTAAAACTACACATTGCCGTATTTCCGTGGTAGTCAACCGCCTCAACTTCTCCAATGCCGTCTGTTTTGACAACGCCTTCTGTTTTAACGTCTCTTACAATTACACAACCTATACCGTCCGAACCGCCATGAGTTAAACCGTGACGACTTGCTCCGAAATAGCCTTTAATTACTGCGTGTTGCACGTTTGCTATTGACAAGCCATAGTCCAGACCTTGTGTAGCGTCTGTGAATTGAATTGCAACTCCTTCAAAACAGATATTGAAACCTTGAAAAAACTGTACTGCCGTGTAACCGTCTTTACATATTGCCTTAACGTTTCTTATGTCAACGTCTCGCAACCTCTCAAAAGTCACTCCGGAATATACTCCGACTTTGTCTTGATACACTTCAACGCTACCGATAATGTTAAAAGAACCCATGTTCATTTTATACACTCCGAAATTAACATTCAATGCTAAATAAGTGTCATAGAATGGAGAGTCTACCATTATTTCGTTTGCGCTAATAGACTTGATAACTCGCGCATATTCTGAACTCTTATAAGAAGGTCGAGCGCTAGACCAACTATATTCAGTATTGTCATATAGACATATAACGTCCCCTTCAACTAGACCGTGCGCCGAGTCAAACGTTATTGTCCTGTCTCCTTTGTTAATGTCTGCGCTAATGTCTGGTAGCGCCCAATAGTTCGCGCCTTCATTTGTGACTTTAATTACTGAACTGCCTGTTGCTCCTATAAAACCCGAACCGTCAAACTTTACGCCGTTAGGAGTGAATATGCTTTGTCCGTGTCTAAATAAAAGTTCGTCACTAACTTTGTAGACCTTGTCTGGAAAATAAATAACTTGACCGTCTGCAATAGCCGCTTTTATAGCCGCCGTGTCGTCTGTTATTCCGTCGCCTTTTGCGCCGTAACTTCTTACATTTTTAAGGTCTTTGAGTCCGCTTAGTTTCACGTTTCCACTAAAACCGCCTATAAAGAGTTCTTCTGTGTCAACGGTGTAGCCGAACTCTCCTTGTGCTAGATTAGGAATATTGACCTTTGTTCCTCTGTGGACTTGAATTAAATCTCTTGCTCCCATTACCATACACCTCCATCATAATTCATGTCTATTTCGTCTTCCCCGAAAAACCCTCCGTCAACCATTAAACCGGTTTGACCGTCTACAAATTGACTTGTTAAATATACTATCTGGTCGCCGTTCGAGTCGACTTCTGTCAACAACTCGAAAGAGTCGACGCCGTGTATTGAGCCTTTAAAATCTCCGGTCTTTGTCAGATATTCCGACGAGTTCACGCCGTTTATTTTGCCGGTGAAATTTCCGTCCGGAGATAACTTTCTGGCGTTTGTTATGTTTTGTTTTGTCTCGTAAATTGTTGGTATGTCTGCGATTTCTTGCGCGAAATTTTCAACCGCCGATACACACTCTTGAACTTTTTCTATAACCCAGTCTAGGTTAAAACCGTGAAAATTCGTCCACGGAAACTTGTTATAACTCATACAATACACCTCCTTAATATACTAGAATACAAAAGCGTTTTTTAAAACTTTCTACAATGTAATCATACACATTGAATTGAACGACGTTTCTTTCTTGTTCAATCATTTGCTGTGTAGTTGTCACGCCTATGTTACCTTTAGCGTTTCCGGTTCTTCTTAGTTCAACCGTTCCGGTATCTGTTCCGGCGTCTGCTATTGTTCCGGTGTCGCTTGTTTCCGTGTTCACTGTTCCGGTGTCGCTTGTTGCCGTGTTAACTGTTCCGGCGTCTGTTGTTGCCGTGTTCACTGTTCCCGAGTCTGTCCCAGTCTGGGACGTTTCAGTATGTACAGTTTTATTGTTTGTTGCGCCCAGTGTTGCGGTTTCTATGCTTTCCGTTGCCAGTGTTGCGGTGTTGTATGCGCTAACTTCCTTTTTATTTGAATTAGTGCCGCCTTGTACGTCGTTATCTGTTGTATCTGTAACTCCGACAATGCCAGTTGTTAGGTCTCTAGTTTCTAGCGCTGTTCCGGCAAGGTCTCTTGTCTCGTTATTAGTTCCGGCAAGGTTTCTTGTTTGGTTGTCTGTTCCGGCAAGGTTTCTTGTTTGAGTGTTGCTCTTTGACAAGTTTCTAGCCTCTGCATCTGTGAAGTCTTCCGTTCTGTTAAAGTTTTCTATAGGGTTGTACTCTAGAATTGTTGTTGCGTAGAGGTCTTCCCACTTCTTCAACTCTTTAGCACTCCAACGACCTATAGCAAACTTCATCATGTTGGGGTCGTTATATAATAGTTCAAGTTCTCCCAGTTCTAGCATGATATTGTCAGTTAACAAGTCTTTGTCTAACTCCGCCGGTATAACCATTTCGTCGAATAGCGTCGGGTCGTATCTGAACATGGTTATAATTGATAATAAAGTGTCCATTATTCCGCCGCCTCCTTCTTCTCTGGTTCTACTGTTTCCGGTTTGCTCCGCCAGTCTACCGACAATTCTATGTCGAACATGTCTCTAGCCTTGCCGCAAGCCTCTTGCATTTGTTCAAGCCATAAAGACGCTTTACTGGTTGTCTCTTCGTTGTTCGCCTCAACTTCCGCGACTACTAGGCGTTCTTTCTTGTCAGTGTTTGCGTTTGCTATGCCTATGTCAGTGTTGAACATATTCTCCCACTTTCGGAGGTCTGTCAATATCTCGCCTACAATATAGTTCTGTCCTACGTTCTGGTTAAACGCCTCCCATGCTCTTGAACCGTCTGCCTTAAATAGTGACTTGTCCATAACGACGGCGGGTTCTCCGCTTGCTATGTTGTCAAACATTTTTTTGAAACTCTCCGCCGCCGCTTTATTCTCTGCCGCGAACACATAAGACAACTTACTGTTTAATAGGTTTGTGCTTGCTGTTTCTGCGCTTAGTGCCATCATAGCCGCGTAATAATTTACAATGTCCATGATAGAACTATAGTCCGGTTGAACCTTAATTATAACACATTGTTTGTCTATTTTCGGCGTCATAAACCCAGTTAACAAAGGGTTTGTTATAATGGCGTTTGTCGGTCTGTAAAATATGTCGAAACCTTGCAAGCCGCATTGTTGAGGAATAACGCCGTATTTGTCCGTATTGACTATTGCTAAATAGCCGTAGCCGAACAGTGTATAGAGAAAATAGTCTTTCGACCATGTAGCCGGCATTTTCCAGACGAAAACAGAGAGAACCTTTTGTAGTAAATATTTTCTAAAAAATGCCGTTAGTAACGAGTCTTGAACGTGTATAGTTGAAGGCGTTACCGTGCCGTTAACTTGATTAATAAAATCGTATGAATATGGCGCGGCGTAACTACTCATAGAAAAAACCTCCTTCCATATAATTTCTTATTTCTTGTTGCTCCGCCTCCATTGCCTCTATTTCTATGTCTGCGTCTGAAACCATGATATAGCCGGATAGAGTGTTAATTGTTCTTACTTTACAAAGTGGACGCCCTCTGTCTTGATTGCTCTCGTCTGCTAACAACTTAAACTCGCATTGAAAAGATACGCTACCTCTTAAAGAGTTCATTCCGCCGTTACTGCCTATTGTCCTAGCGCTCGGAACTTTGCCTCTGGCATAGTCGCCTATTGCGCTAACGCCTCCTGTTATTAGACCAGACGCCGCCCCGACTGCGTTCCCTGTTGCCATTGCGGGTAACATACTCCCTAACATTCCGACCGACTTTGACAAGTCGAATGTTCCCTGTGTCATAATCTGGGTTGTTTGATATGGCAATGAAACTTGTGCATGTGTCCATGAGGTTAACACTGTGTTTGTGTTGTCCAGAATAGATAATGTTCCTTTTCCGGTTCGGAGGTCTACGCCTACTAGAAGGTCTAGACTATCGCTGTTTGCGACAAGTGTTGGGTCTATCTGTAGTTGTCCGAATGGCGGATAGAACAAGTCATAGTCTGAATATGGGGCGTTGTTCAAGTATTCGCCGCGTGTTGCCGCTTGCGGATGTTCGGGCGGTGTTATTGCATGACTGAAAAATACAAGTCCAGAGCCTGTTACTTCATCACATACACATGGAACGTCTACATAGCCTACACGGATTGTGTCTGTTCCGCTAACTGTTGTTATAAACGGAAACCAGTTAATTGAAACAATGTATTGTAGCGGGTTCGCCTCCCAGTTTAACGAACTGTAAACCGTAGACCAACCTTCCGTTAATTCAAACGCGTAAACCTCACTAAGAATGTACTGTAAAAATAACTGTAGTCCAGCATATCCGAATTTATAATATGTTGTGCTTTGTCCGGCAATTCCTACGACAAACATTCCCTCCGTTAAATCTGTTGTGTTCCAGAACGAGTCTTGTATAATGTTTGTGTATGTTGGTGTCGACTTTGCCGGATATAGATTGTCCATTATTTTGCCGTCAAACTCTGCCGCCGCTCTGGTTACATATAACGACTGTGAACCTATGCTCGTTCTCCATGAGGCTAGAGCGTCGACTTTTAATTGTAGCGTCCATATACCTCTATCCCATTGTATGTCAGTGACATAATAGTATCTATCCCATATCGGAATATAGACATAGTTTGGAATGGTTGCCGCTGTTGTTCCAATGTTCAATTTTATGGCGGGTGTTAATATTGAACATTGGTCTTTTAATACGGTTGCGTCATAGGTTGCAAGTTCAGTTCCCGCCGCCGGTCTCTTTGTAGAGTTAACCTTTTTATTAAATTGATATGTTTTAACTTCAAAAGCCATGTGTCCACCTCCTTAGATGAAAAGGCGGGTTTTAACCTCGCCTATTTCATCAATAATACAATGCCGTTTTCTGTGTAGTCAGTCCAGTATCTTGCCGTTTCATGCCAGAAAATGTTAGAGTAACCGCCTCTAGCGTTGAACGGTGTCGGTGAACTCCATTGATTAACTAGCGTGTAGCCTAGCGCCTCTTCATCGAACATAACTCCGAAAACGTCTGTTGTTTCTACTGCCGCCGGTGTTGTTACCAGTGTTCCGTCTGCAATTAAATATGTAGACTTAACATTGATTGTGTCCGGTGTGTCAATTGATTGCCAGAAGTTCACTACTTCCGCGTCTGCTAGTTTCAAATAGTTGTCGTGGAATGTGTCGGCTAGAACTCTGCTTTCTGTTCCATACTTAAACGGAGCGTGAATATAAACCTTCATTTTGTTCATTGGTGTGTGTCTTGTGATAGGCTTGTCCGTTACGTTAACATGGAACTTTGTTGAACGCTCTGTCATAAGTCCGGTTAACTCGCTAACTCTAGCATTAACCCATTGCATAAAAGGCTTGTAGTTTTCTGGTTTGTAAATGTCTGCTTTTGTAAGTATCAAGCCTGTTAATGCGTTGTACTCTGTTAAAAGGTTAATGACGTTTGTTGTGTCGCCTGTTACTTTGCCGGCAATGAAGTTTGCTACTGTCATTCTTGCAAGGCTTTCTCTCGCTTGCTCCATCTGGTCGGCAATGTTTTGCATAACCATAGAAATAAATGAACCGAACTCTGCCGGACTATTGAACGCCGCGTCTAACTGGTCTTTAAAAATTGTAATGTGTTTCTGATACACGTTAGCGCCATAGAAGTTGAGTTCTAACACGTTCGGTTTACTAACGATATACTGGTCTATTGCTCCGTCTTCAACAAGTTTCTGTCTGTCGTCGTCTTTGAAGTCTTTGTCTGCAATAGAAAGTTTCCTCGTAATGTTTCCGAACCTCTGTTGTGTAACTTGTAGACCTTTGAACTTTGCGCTATATGGTCTTGTACTGAAAAGAGTTCTTGTCAATACTTGACTGATAGCGTTCAAGGTTGTGTCGTAGCCTGTCTTTAATACCATTTGACCGATTGTCACAAACTCGTTTGTGTTTGTTGCTACAATGCCGGTCTGTCCTGTTGCTTGCTTTTGAATACTGTTTAATAGTGTTGCTAACTGGTTAAATGTTAAGTCATTAACTGCCATTGTCTATTCCCTCCTTATTTTTTCGCCTCTTTAGTGGGCGGGTTAATTATTGCCGCCAGAATGTCGTCTGCGTTTTCTGGTGTTGGCATGTTGGTGTTTCCTAGCGCGTTAGCTTGTACAATGTTAGTTAGGTTCATAACTTGCGCCATTAACGCGTCAATAGGGTTCGGCGTCGGTGTTGGTGTTGGTGTTGGTTGTGGCGTTGGTGTCGGTGTTGGTGTAGGTTGTGGCGTTGGTGTCGGTTGTGGCGTTGGTGTCGGTTGTGGCGTCGGTGTCGGCGTTGGCGGTTGCTGTGCTTGTGCCGCGCTCATTTGTGCTATTTGTTCCGCCGTGAAACCGGCTTTCGATAGTGCTACAATTTCGTCAATTTTCATTGTATTAACCTCCTGTTTGTGTATTGTCCGGAATTATTATAGAAGGCGACCTATCGTTCCCCGCATAAGGGATTGAGCCGTCTTCCGGACGTATGCTTGCTCAAGGTCGCCATCTCCTTCCATTATATACTACTTGAATGCTTTTGTCAAAAGTATTTCACATAAATATTCTTCAAACTCTATGTTATTTTCCATGTACTCGTCCCATATCCAACGATATGCCCGAACAAAGCGCGCCTTTTCTGCGTCTCCTGTTCCGAAATGTGTTGGCGTTCCCAGTTTATGAGTAGACGCGTATAGTGTGCGCTTAGATTTATGTTCATATATACAGAGGTCTCCTATCTCTACTATAGGTTTATACTCTTGTAATGGTTTCGACTTAACACGCCCTATCTTGTCGCCGGAGAAATCATTCTTTATACTCATTTTTTCAAAGTCTGAACCGCTTGTCAGTCTATATATGGCGGTGTCGCTTTTCTGTTCTGATATAGGCGACTTGTCCAGTAGAAATATGGCTATGCCCCGCTCTTTATTGATATAGGTTTCCTGTCCTTTTTTCCTCATTTTCTGGGTAACTCTAACGAGACCTAGTTCAATGAAAATAGGGTTTGCTAGGTCGTTAGCGTTCGCCAATGCTATGACTTGTAGCGGTCTTTCGCCTTTTAACTCTCTGTTTCTGTTCATGGTCTCATATGCGTTGAAGAATGCTTGCGCCTCGTTCTTTAGCGCTCTTTCGTGTTTTTCCGGTATGAACTCGTCCCAGAGTAATATATCCACGTCTGAGGCGTCAAAGCCTCTCATATTCGCTATTGTAGATAGAGCGCATGTGTAACCTATTGGCGCGCCGCCTTCCTCTTCTAAATTCATGTATATGCCGGCGTTATACTTAGAAACTTGTTTTGTTTCTATCTTATAGCCTTTGTCTTTCATTAGTGGTTTAAATGGAGAAAATTCCGGCTTGTTTATGAGGTCGGTTTGTGTCTGGGTTCTTCTCATAAGCATGAACCGGTTTCCGTCTTCTACGACCATGTCAAGCGCTCCGTAGGTTTTCCCTACGCCTCGACCGCCTACTATGAATATGAACGGTATATTTGTATCTCTAATCTTTCTCATGTCTAAATAGCCATTGTCTAGGTATATGTTCATTGTCTCGCCTCCATATATAAAAACGCCGGCGACTGTGTAGCCTCCGGCGTTTTGTATTAGTTTTCTATAGTCGCATATTTTACGAAATCTTGCGGTGTCATTTTGTAAGTAACTTCTTTCTCACTTACGACCTTTTCTGAAATCAATACGCAACCTTCTGGAAGTTGTACGCCGCTTTCGACTTCTGAAACGGTCGCCTCGATTAACTTTTCTAACTTGTCCTTAGTGTCGTAAACCATGACTTGAACTTCTTTAACCTTCATTGTCTTTCTAATATTTCTCATTTCGCTACCTCCCTAGTTTTCGTAAACGCAAGTAATGAATTTTCTGTCGTTCTTGCTCTTGCCGCTTGTAACTTTGATTGCGTGAACTTTTTCGCCCATGCTCTCGAATAGTTCATTCATTTTTACAAAGTCTTCTTTGAATGTTGCAGAGTTAGTCGCGAAAACTTCATTCTCTGGCGTTTTGATTGCTAGAATAGTTTGTAGTTCGCCTTTGCTGTTTTCGTCTTCATACACCGCCCACGCCTCAACCTCGATAATCTGGCTTTCTGCGTCGCTCATTTTCTGTACTGTTGGAGACATAGTCAAGAAATAAATCTCCTGTGGTGTTAAGTTCTTTGACGTTTTGATAATGTTCATGTGTAATTCCTCGCTTTCGTTTTTGTATTTGTAGTTGTCTACAATTATTAGTATAAAGCATGTCCTATTATATGTCAAGTATCTTTGCAGAAATTTCTAAAAGTTTTTCATATTCCGCGGCAATGCCTAAAGTGTATATTCCTTCTTTTAAAACCACGTTGGAAGTTATCTCTATTTCTCGTCCTTCAACTGTGTATGTTTTCGTCTCTGGGTCGTCGTTGTAAATGGCGTCCATTCCTCCGGCGTCTTTAAATACAAAACCGGCTTTAAATGCTTTTATGCCTCCGTGTTTTTCTAGTTCCTTGCCGCCCTTCTTCTTAGTGACGCCCGCTATTGTTACTTTGAGTTCTGTTTCTGGTGTCTCTCTGTAACAGTATTTTTTAGCGCCTAGAGTTGCAAACTCATAATATGAATGGTTCGGCAAGTGTGCCGTCTCTAGTTCATAGACGCCCATATAGTGAGTTGTTCCGGTCGGGTCTGTTGCATACGCCCCGCTTTTCTTACTGTCTGCTATTCTGTCTTTGTTATATTCGTTCCAGTCTATGTCTCCAATATATTTAACGCTGTCTGTGTCACAATATACGAAACCGTCTCCCGCTAGTCTTATTCCTTCTTCTAGTCTATATCTCGCCCATGCTGTAACCCAGACGCCCCATTGATATGCTAGGAACGCTTTTCTATTACTTTTGTCTAGTAGTTCGCGCGGGTCGTCTTCTCTGGGTATAAAGTCGTCGTTTATAAATTCAACTGTTTGTTTGACTGGGTCTTGCGCCATCATGCCATATATTGAGTTGAGTTTGTTTTTCGACTTCATGTAGAAGAGTTCTTCTCCTTTGACGTCCTTCATGCTTGTTTTGACTTCAAAGTATTTTATAGTCTCTTCTATTAAAGAAGGCGGCAGAACTCCGTATCTGGCGTGTGCTACTTCAAACGCTACAAAGTCGTCAAAGTCATACTCTGATAATATTATACGCAAGTCTATGTCTGTTATGGTTGTTTCTAAATATTCCGCCTCTAGTATTCTTCCGTTATCAAATAGCGCGTCTCTTATGTTGCGGCATTTGTCCCGCGCTAGATAAGGCGCTCCCCAGAACTTGTCTTGCAGTCTAACATTAGTCATTGAAACGCGCATGAGGACGGCTTTCTTTCTTACGTTAATGAGGTTCATTAAGTCGTCAAAAGTGCAACCTCCCATGTGGTGAAACTCTGATACTGGGAATTTTTCATTGCATTGTTGGGAAGGATAAGCGCTCCCCTCGTCTGCGCTCTTAACGTTATTCAATATCTTGCCGGCATAGTAGCGGTTTGCGTGAGTGTTGCCGCCTCTGAACGCCTCGCGGCATAGTTCATATATTCTATAGTCTGGTAACTGGTTTTTAACGAACGTGTGAGAGACTTCTCTCATTGCCTTTTTAGCGTCTCTTCTAACATAGCCTGTTGATGTTAGCGGGAACGTGTAAAGCGTGTCTCCGTCGTGGTTCATTTCTATTTCTATAGCCTCGACAAGCCCTAGAACGTCGTTAGTTATATATCCATATTCTTTCTCTGTAAGGCTTGTCCACGGATAGCGCCTTATAGAGTAGTCAAAGTCTTCGCCGCTCAACTTTGCATGTTCTGCGCCCATTTTATGAGTGTAAACCTCTAGCGACATGTTACTGTGAATATAACTACAACGCATTTCTATTTTATCGTGCATACTAATTTTTAAAACTTTTCTCTTGTCCAGTGCGAAAACCTCTTCTACATTGAAGTTGTAAACGCCTCGCAAAAACTGAAACTCATATGATAAATTATGCACAAACGTTAGTAGTTGGACGTCTTGCGGTGTCGCCTCTGCTATCTTTTGAGAAAAGTCTTTGAACTCTTCCCATGTTCTGCCTATGACGGTGTATTCTTTTCCAAACTGCCACGCCCATACATACATAATTGCTTGTTCAATTTCGACCAGTCGCGTTGTTTCAATGTCAAACGCGGATATTAAATCTAAATATTTGACCTTCCGCCTAGAGCCTGGGTTTCCTACTGAACGCTTTTGAACCTTGATTTCTTTATACCAGTTGAAAGGAAACTGGTTCGGTGTTATGCGTTCGCTCATAGTTATCTACTCCAATGCTTTGCGGTATTTTTTAGAGTCTTTCTTGTCATTGTTTTGTATCTTGTTTTGTTTCTTCTGGTTTCTGCTCCACGATTTGAAGGCGTCGCGCATTTCCTCTTCTGAATAGTTCTTGCGCTCTGTCGCCTCGTAGAAATCTGCGACTCGTTTACTGTCAAACATGCGGTTGAGATTTGCGGTTCTTACATATTCCATAAACTCCGCAAACTTCCGGAAGTTCTTTTTATTAACGAATGTGTAGCCTCGCTCATTCAACGTCTTAACCGCTTGTTTCCGTTCTTTCTCTAGTCCGGAAACACTTCCTCGCTCTGCCGTTACGAACCGCGCAACGTCGCTCAATAGCATTCTTAGTTCTCTGTCGCTCTTAATCTCTGCTAGAGGTTTGAAACCTTCCTTGTTATATTTGTATATTTGAGAGGTTGTCCACTCTGTCCCCTCAAAACGTTCAAGACGTTTTCTTGCTATAGAACGTAGTCTAGAATATTCCGTTCTTAGTTCCTTGTCCGTTAATGCTTTCGCTCCTGTTGGTGTATATAGATTAGAGTCGTATTTAAGCGTCGCTTTGTCACGTTTTCCCCCTTTATAAGCCATTGTTACACCTCCTTAGTGTTAATAAAGTGTGAACCTCCTTCATGTATTCCATGATTGCATGAATGTTCAAGTTCTGTTTTGTTGTAGAATAACCCGCATTCTTGACAATATAAATAGTGTCTTTGTTCGTGCCAGTTTAACTGGTCGAACTCGTCTTCTGTTATGTACAATTTATATGACATGTCTTGTCCTCCTTTCTGTACTT